TGCCGGGTGATGTGGGGCTAGCAGCCAGCACGCTGTTGATCCCGGATTTTAACGGACTGGCACGGATCGGAATTCGTCCAACGTCAAGCGGTCAGCTTCCCCGCAATGCGACGATCAGAGCATTCGCGCTGCTGCAGTCGAAAGCAAAGGACGGTCAGCCGTCTGCTTTCTTCGGTCGGCCGAAGGGATTGCCGAATGTGCAGGCGGGATTGTTTCTGCGTGACCCACGTGTCATCAGCAAAACACAGACCAAAGTCGTCAGGCGCAAGGATGGGTCGCCGACTGTAGTTCCGAAGACTAAATCAGGGTCAATCCATAGATTGTTCACGGCGATCAGATCTGCGACATACAAGCCTAATCTTGAAGCGCTATGGCAAGCATCTGCGGACACGGCTGGCGCGAATATAGGTAAAACGTTTAAGGCAGAGTTCGCTAGTAAGTTAAGTCGAAAGATTGCTGGACGTAAATACTAAGTAAAGAATTAGAATAGAATGATGAGCAAAGTATTTAATACATATATACATCAATGTCTCAAAGTAAACTATATTTATACAGAGGGGACCCTAGCGCGTCTAAACTTGTGCAGGACGTTCGCCCACCCCAGCCTAACGCTACTTGTGAAAAATTTTTTGATGGGTGAGCACACACACTGAAAAACAATTTGTTGTTTTCACAAAATCATGGATCAATTTCAACTGGTTATATGAGGTCACGATTAGGTAGGTTTCAGTCGATATGCGTAGTGGGCCAAAGAAAAGGGTGCTGACACCTCGGACTGGCGAAAAACAGCCAGCTTCGAGCTCTCAATCGGTCCGACATGTGTCGATGCTTCAACTCTCTGAACTGTTGGGCCGCGAGCGCAATACTATCAGAAGCTGGGTCGAGAAGGGTTGCCCAATTGTCCAGCGTGCCGCACCTGACAATGGCATGGAGTGGATCTTCGATGTCGCCGAGGTCGTCCGGTGGCGCGAGCGTCAGGTGATCGCTGACAGCGCGAAGCTGGACGGTAACGCGAACGCTGACAGCTTCCCTGCCGGCTACCCTTTCCCGGCTATCGTCGATGCAGCCAAGCGGATCACAGCCGCAATGAAGCTTCAAGATTCACTCGAGCGTGCTGAGGCAGTAGCACCGATAGGTTTTCAGGTAGCCGTCATTGGGCGCGCCTTCGCGCTTGGCTCATCGGCTATTATGTCGCTACCAGACCTCATTGCACGTGAGATGGTAGGATTTCCGCGAGACAAAGTGCTTTTATGGCGTGAGATGGCCCGCGATAAATGCCGTGGCTGCCTTGACCTGGTATCGGAGACGATTGAGCGTGACCTGATCGGTGAGGCCTAATGTCGTTCATCTTTCGGGATCAGATAGCGCTCGCCGATGGTTTATTTAATGTCGGTAAAGAACGCTTCGTCGATGCGGTGAAGGTCGCCGCGAAACTCTGGCGAAGAAATCCGCCAGTCGATGTAGTCGACTGGATCGAGGCGAACCTCGTCATCCCGTACGAGATGGCGGCCGACAGGGCGGGGCCTGTGAAGCTGAGCCCGCTTCAGGCAGGCATAATTCGCGCGTCGCAGGAAAGCGGGATATCGCGTGTCGTTTGGCGCAAGCCGCCGAGATCAGGCTTCTCCACGCTCTCCTCATTCGTGATGTCGTATTATTCGGTCTACGAGGGTGATGACACGATATTTTACGAGCGAAATGAAGGCGATAGCCAGAAATTCCACGACAAATTTCTATATCCGATCATCACAAACAGCCCGGCTATTTCTGGATACATGCGATCGGACTCCCGGTCTGGCGTGCAGGATAAGTGGCATGATCGAATCCTGACGAACGGCGCGGCGCTGCAGATCCGGTCAGCATCAACGACAGGTGCGTTCCGACAGGTCAAAGGCAAAGTCGTCGTCATGGACGAGGTCAGCGACCCGGCATATCAGTCGGCGAAAGGTCATTCGGAGGGATCGAAGGTCTCGCTCGCGGCAGCGCGCGCCCAGCAATACTTTGACGCGATCATGTTCTTAGGGTCAACGCCGACCGACGAAGACACTTGCATCGTGTCGCAGGAGATCGAGAAATCCGATAAGCGCTTGTTCAAGATGGTGTTTCCGTGCTGCGGCACGTATCAGCACTTCGAAAAACACGTCGGCATAAACAACGAGGGTCCGGATCACCGGATGCCAGCGCCTGGTCTCTATTATCAGGTTAGCGAAGCCGGTGTTGTCCATGACGCCTGGTATCAATGCGCCGAGTGCGCATCTCCGGTCCGGGAGACATCCAAGTCCGAAATGATCAACGGTCCCGATGCCGCGTGGGTAGCGACCTGCCTGACGCCGATCGATCCGTCGATCGCTGGATTTGACGATTGGGCGATCTACCATTCGGATCCACAGGTGACGTGGCGTCATCTATGCCAAGAGCATTATGCCTCGCTGAGCGATCCTGAAAAGCGTCAGCCGTTCAAGAACCTCCGCCTATGTCTGCCGTGGGAACGCGTTGAACAGCGGCCCATCCCAGAGACGGCTCTCCAGCAGCGTGCCGAGCCTTATCAGGCACCGTGTCCAGATGGTGTTGTTGTAATCGTCGGCGGCATGGACAGTCAGGAGGGATCGGAGAAGAAGCCAAGCCGTCATGAGATCGTCTGGGTCGGCTATGGAGCTAACGAGGAATCATGGGTTCTTGGCTGGGATGTTCTTGATGAGCATGAGCCATTCTCGGTCGACGCCAAGGCGCAGCTGTTGACGCTGCTCGATCGTGAGTGGAAGAAGCCCGATGGCACGAAGCTGCAGGTCGCTGCCATCGGCGTCGATATCGGCTGGCAAATGAACTCTGCTGTAGACCTTTGCCGGGACCCGGAATTCAAACGGCGCGGGCTGGTGCCGATGCGTGGCGCAAACGATCGATCATTTACGCCGGCCATCAATAAGAAGCTCGGGACGCACAAGCAAACCGGAACGCAGTATTACCGTGTCGGCGGACAGTCGGTCACAGAAACACTCCTGCGCCGGCTCAAAATCGCCAACGGTCCAGAGGGTATTCATTTCCCGCGCGCGCTGCCGATTGAGTTCTACAAGTCGCTCACGGCCGTCAAATACGAGCGGGACAAAAAGACAGGCAAGAAATACTACGCCGATCTGCCCGGCAACGAAGTGCTGGACTGCATGAAATACGCCTATGCGGTTCTGCAGCACATAAAGCAGAAGCACCCCAAAATCCGCAACGCGCTCAAGCTCGATACGAGAATGCAGCAGCAATCCCAATCCAGATCTGCCTACGTAGGCGAGGATAGATCAATTGCGGCAGTCGGTGGCAGCGTGAAACCCGGGAACCAGATTCAAAATCGCGGGCGTATTACCTATGACGATCTCGCGGCTAAACGGATCGAGACGCGTCAACGCGAGTCCGAGAAGCCTAGTCAAGTGCAGTCCGCTCAAAATGAGCAGTCGAAGCCGAAGGTTCGCCGGCTTGGTCGCGTCGGCGTAGCGAGGTGGTGAAATGCTATTCGACGATTGGACGCGAGACGAAGTCGTAACCGCGATCAGATCTCTCGAGCAACAGGTTGTCTCCGGGGCGCAGCAGCTTTCGATGCAAGGCGGTGGTTCTGTGACGATGCAGACGCGTGCTGAGGCGATGAGGGCAATTATCGCTTTGAAACGCCGCCGTGATCAGCTCGATGGAATAAGAAATCCGTCGCGCGCTCGGGTAATCAGGGTGATTGTCGAGCGAGGGTATTGATTGTGGTAACACGTAAATCCTCGCCCAAGGCATTGTCGTCAGCTAAGAAGCCCGCTCCTGTCGATCGGGCGGCAGTGTCCGTGGGAAAATCTTCACGTCGAGGTCAGCTGATAACGAAGCGCTCCGGCGAGATGCTGGACACGTTCTCGGTCGGTGGCCCTGGTCGACGGATATCGATGCCGTATGAGGCGGCGTCATTCAATCCGCAGCTTCCGCGTGTCGCGAATCTGGGGCCGTCCGCTCACTGTCAATTTAATCCGACACTTCAGCGTCTGGCCCGACAGTCAAACCGAAACGACGGTTGGCTTCGGCGCGCGATTCAGTTTCGGAGCGACGCTGTCGTGTCTACCGGACCCACGCCGCGTACTGAGTTTCCAGAGCTTGATGAGCTGTTTGTCCGTTGGGCAAAGCGTGCTGACGTTCGAGGTGTTCATTCGTTCGGTACATGGCTTAAGGATGATCTGTACAAGACGAGCATCATTGACGGAGAAATATTTCTTAAGAAGGTGCAGAGCTCTAACTCTCTGATGAAGAATAGAGTGCTTCCTCTGCAGTTTCTATCGATGACATCAGATTATGTTCCGATTGGATATACGACGATTCATGACGGAAACCGCATTGTCTCGGGTATCGAAATTGATGATGACGAGTCAAGGGTTGCCATCTGGTGCTACAATAGCAATCCACTCGAACCATATTTGGCTGCCAATGGCTTGATACCGACGCGAACAGATGTTGCTGATATCAGCCACCTGTTTTCGACGGCGATGCCAGGTTCACCGCGTGGCGAGGTTATACTGGCCGCCGCGCTGATCCGCGCCTACAAGCTGCAGACCTATGAGGATGCCGAGCTCAAGAGAAAGCTGGCAGCAACATTGTTCTCCGGATTTATCTCCGAGACGCTGGAAGCGGATGGACAGAATTTACCGTCAGAGGAGGAGCTTGACGAGTTCTTCTCTCAGGTCGCACTCGAGGCTGGTGCGCTCGTAAAGTTGCCTGCTGGCATGACGGTGAACTTTTCTGAGCCCGCCGACACGCCTGCATCGTACGAGTGGTACATCAAGCGGGCTATCCAGTACGTCTGCGCGGTTCTTGGTGTTCCGGCATACGCGATCACGAGCGACTATTCAGACCTAAACGATCGCATTATGAAAACCGCGTCGCTTGAGTTAATGCGGCTGGTCGATAGCGAACGTGAGCGGATCGAGCACCAGATCCTTAATTGGGTCTGGGAACAGTTCGTGGATACAGCCATCGCGACTGGATTATGGTCTCCGCCGACCGATGGTGCGCTCTATAAAGCATACGATCCGGAATGGGATTGGCCTGTTGTACAGGCGGCGCAGCTCAACCAAGAGCTGGCGGCGATGATCTCGGCTGTGAACGCCGGAATTATTGATGCACCAACTGTGTCGCGCACCTATTTCGGGGCTCGTTCCGAACGCGTTCAACGTCGACAGGCTGAGTTCCAAGCTCGCGCTAACGTGCTTGGCTTGAGCTATAACACGTCGGTCGGCTTCGTCCCGGAGGCTGTCGTTGGTCAGCAAATTGTACAGTCTGTTGCCGAAGAGGAGGCTACCGTTCGGCAAGAGATCGACGCCGCATCGGTTGGCGCGTTGTCTCAAGACCCGAACCCAGATTAGTAAATTTTGCAGCAGCAATCCCAATCTAGACGTGATTCCATCCGTTTAATAGCGGAGAGTTTCACGTGCCAGTCACTGCAAGGCGTTCATATGTAAAGATGCAGATTAGATCCCTGCCGAATGGGGCAGGGAGAAGCGCGTCTTTCAATGAAAGCGATAAAACATTCCAGTTTGTCTTAGCGACTGAAACTCCTGCTCTTCGTGTTGAGACGGACGCCGATGGCAATGCTGTTGTCTATTCGGAAGTTCTATCGATCGATGGAATTCAGAATTTTGGCGAGATCGTCGGTAAATCACTGCTCGACTCGCATAATTATACGACGGTCAATGCCATTCTCGGAAAGATCGTCGCAGCAGATCTCGTGAATAACGAGCTTGTCTGCACTGCTCAACTCTCCGACGCCCCCAGCGTCTACGACATCGCCTGCAAGGTGAGCGACGGCAGCATCAGCTCAGTTTCGGTCGGCTACAGCATTCTCGCATCTGAGGATAGCGGCAAGACCGACGATACCGGCCGCAAAATCATCATCGTCACCGCATGGACCGCGGAGGAGGCGTCGCTTGTCGCCGTGCCCGCCGACACCAATGCCAAGATCCGCTCAAAATCCAAATCTGGAGAGAAAAAGATGGCCGTCACCAGCAAGACCTCGAAGCGCGCGAAGCGTGACACCACACAGTCTGATCAGACGGACGAGAACGGTGCTGACGGCGAGGACGACGATGAAGACGACTCGATGGACGAAAAGTCCAAGAAGTCGAAGCGCGCCAAGCGTGATGCCGACGACGAAGACGACATGAGTGATGACGAGTCTGATGCCGAGCGCAGCAAGCGCGCGGCTGATGTGAAGGCTCTGCGTTCTGTCGCCATCAAAAACGGTGTCGAAGCCGAGTTCGATGTGTTCGCCCGCACTGGCGCGTCAATCACAGAACTCCGCTCGCTGACGTTCAACGCGATGACGCGCTCATCTTCACAGAAGTCCGGTGGCTTCCGCGAAGCTCCGGCCGATCGCAAGACGCGCTCTGAAGCACCTCAGTTGATCTCGTTCAAGGAAACGGCCGCTGCGAAGCGTGCAGCGAGCTATCGCGTCCAGCACTAAGGAAGCGATAGCAATATCAGTGCGTTAGTTGATTGAAGGAACCACGGTAATGGAAGAGATGTTCGAAAAGCCGCGTCGCGCGTGGTTCATCATCAACCCGAATATTTCGCTGTCCTACGACAAGGTCCCGGTCTTGCTGACCGCGTACACGCCGTCCGGCACTGTCTTGGCGAAGTCTGCTGGCGGAGCAGGTTATCCGGCAGCTGGGACCTATTTCGTGCCGAATCCCGCGACGCAGGCGGACTTCGACAACGCCGCTGGTTCTTTCGCGATCCTCTACGAGGGCCATGAGTCGACCACCACCAGTGCTGTTGTCGTTGATTCAGACTGTGAAGTGGCAATCAGCCGCCTCGCGAATTTCAGCGCGTTCTCCGCGCCACAACAGGCCGAGGTCACTGCCGGGCTTCGCGCTCAGCTCGTGAAGCTGCGGTAACGCAAACGTAGTCGCTCTTCGATCAAGAAATCGGATTATTGAGGAAGTATAGCCATGTATATCGGTGATCTGTTCGTCGGAGAAGACACGTTCAATCCGATCGCTCTTACAAACTTTATCAATCAGGAGAACTATTCCGTCTCCAGCCTTGATAAGGACCTGAACTTCAACGTTGACGAGTCGCTGACGAAGATTATCGCGATCGACAAGGAGACGAATTCTATCTACCCGCTGACATCTGTCGCGGCTGGTGAGGCAGCGCCGGAAGCTGAGATCTATACGCGCTCGACGGTTTTCGTTCCTATTCCGCGATTTGCCGAGCGTGACTCGATCACGACCGATGAAATCAACGACATCCGAGATTCCGGTTCGATGGCGCTGAAGAACCTTGAGAGTGAGCGCGACAAGCGCTTGATTTCGATGGGAAGGCGTCATGAGATAACCAAGGAATTTGAGCGTATCGGTGCGGTCAAGGGCATTATCTACGACGGCGCTGGCAATGAGCTCCTCGATGTATATGCGGCTATGGGCGCTGGTGAGCAGGAGACGCTCACCTATGATACGACCGCAGCGAATTTCAACATCAACAACGCGTTGATGGACGCTAAGGAGCGTTGTGAAGATGAACTTGGAAGCTATTTCGCATCCGGGTTTGTGGTGCTTCAGGGCAAGGACGTCTTCAAAAAGGTTCGCGGCTTGCCGTCGACTGAAAAGGCATTCCTGAATGTCTTGGATAACGTCTTCCAAAAGACTGACAACCGCGACGATGGCTACACGCTGGCCAGCAACGTTCGCCTCAAGTCTTACGGTCGCCTTAAGGACAAGTCAGGTAACTACTTCCTCGATCCGAACGCGAGCTACATCATTCCGATCGCCGATGGGTTTATGAACCAGATCCACGGTCCGTCGACCATCAGCACGTACAAGGGGACTATTCTTCCGTACTACGTCGCGGTCGAGGAAATGGAGTTCAACCAGGGCGTCAAGATCCTCACGGAGTCCCGCTGCATCACGTACGCAGCTCGCCCGAAGGCGATCAAGAAGATCGTTTTCACCTAATCCGGTTTCAGACGGCAGGGCGGCCTCCCTTGTCGTCTGGATCTGAGCGGCGGCGACAGTGAGTTCTCCTGTAATTGTCGCTGCCGCTCTATTCCTATTTTCGGAGATCGACCGTGGCAGAGCAAACCGTCGCCGGCACCACTTTTTCGACTGGGGACAGCGCTCAGGCGTTTCCGCTCGGAGGTCCTTGCTCGCTGCTGGCGCTTACGGCAGACACGCCAGCGCCTCTGCCAGACGACGTATTGTCTTCGACCTCCGGGTTGATCTGCATTTTTGTGCCAGATTCGTATGTGGGCAGCGTGTTCGTCGGTGACGAGACGAACCAGTGGTTTCCGCTGCCGGGCATGTCAACGTGGTCTGTCACGGACGCTTGGAAACCAAACGTTCGGTTTAGCCTCGTGAGCTCTGACAGCTCGCTGCAGTCTGTACAACTCGTCATTTTGTCTGCACCAACAGGACGCTGATCATGATCAATCCTTTTGGTGGCGGAACGCAGAAATCTCCGACGCCCGCGGACGTCCGACTGAGCAATCTGGTTGGCGTCTACGCCATGACGGAGACGGGTGATTTCAACAAAATCAACGTCCCAGCGATGTTCGGCATCGAGGTCGAGGACGCCGCTAAATATCTCTATGTCATCGAAGTTGTGGGTGGCGGCGAGAGCGGCTCGTCCTTTGCTGATGGCCAGTCCACGACGTCCGGTCACATAACGTCGACTGGCGGTCGCGGGGGCGGTGTTTATCGCTCTCAGCCGTTTTTGTGGTCAGAGTTGTCGGACGGATGGGTTGTCATCGGTGCTGGTGGTCAGGCCGCTAACTACTGGAATGGATTCGTCAATCCAGGCGGTTCGACATTCTATCTCGCGCTGCCGGACGATGTCCTCGCGACATACACAGGTGGTATCCCTGACTGGGATCCTTCTGTTTTGAGTGTGTACCTCCAGTCATCGCCGCCGCAGGGTACGCCACAGCAGATCCTTCCGCAGCTCGACCCTATGCCGTCCCACGCGCCGTCATCGGCGCCGGGGATCACTTCGACCGTGTTCGGTGGCCTGCCCGGATCAGGTGCGTATGGAGCGCCTGGGCCTTATACGACACCGATGTCAATCTACGGCGAGTCATCTTCGGAATCGCTTGGCCCCGGATCAGGTGCAGCCGGTGGCATTGGAAATGTCGACGAGATGATTCCGGGCGGTTTCTCTGGCGGCTCAGGCGGTGTGGCTAACGCACACATCTACATGACGCAGACCGGGGCTGATGAGACGCCGTTTGGCCCTTTCTACGGTGGCGGCGGCAATGGCGGGAACGGCGGCGTCGGAAATGTCTCTCCCGGCACCAATGGATATTTCCCGGGCGGCGGTGGCGGCGGGGCAGGCTGGGACCTCAGCGATACCGGTTGTCTTGGCGGTAATGGCGCTGACGGCGTCTTCCGTGTCTACGTTTACAGGATGTGACAATGAGCCAGATAATTGAATTGATTCTAATAGATACCGAGATAAAGCGAGTCGTTGACAAGATCAAATCGGTTTTCCCAATGACGAGGCTAGATCCTCGCCTTAAGGCGGAGCCGAATACGTATGACGTCCCGGTCGGCGCAACCTGGAACGACGACGGAACGTTCACTTTTGGCTTTGGTAAAAACAAGAAGACGGTTGGAACGCCGACGCCTGTCGCGCCGATCACCCCGGATCCTGCTGCTCCTGTGGCCGCAGTCTCTTCCAGCGCGCCTGCGGCATCTCCGGCAGTTGCTGCACCAGCAGCAACCCCGACCCCGACGCCGACCCCGACAACAACGACTGACTCTGTCGCCTCCCCTGCGGCATCAGCATCAGCGACAACTTCGGCGTCTGATGCGGTTCCGGCTGCTACACCCGCCGCTACTCAGGCCGCCGCGCCGTCGACGGCAACCACTGACGCGGCATCACCTGCCGCTGCTCCTGCAGCCACCACGACGGCTGCGTCTGGATCGGCAGCGACGACGGGCACCACAAAGGCA